ATGTTGCCGGTCCTGAGGACGATCTGCCCGTCGTCCGGCGCCTGCCAGTTCACCATGAACAGCACGACGGAGGCGTCGTCGAAGAGGCCCGCCTCGATGTCCGCGGCCGACAGGTCGATCAGGCTCAAGTCGCCCTGGTTGATCGCGCCCGTGACCTCCATGTTGTCGACGCTCATGTCCGAGGTCGAGCGCACGTCCGAGCCGGTAATGCCGGCGTGTGCGAGGTAGGTGCCGGAGAGCGCCACCGTGGGCGACCCCGCGCCGCTGATCGTCAGGTCCTGGTCGTGCTCGGTGCCGAGGATCAGCACGCCGTCGCGGCGGGTGATGCGCCAGCAGACGGCGAGCGTGGTGACCCGTTCCTGCAGATGGGCCAGCAGCGCGGACGGCAGCGTCCTCACATGCGGATCTCTTGCAGGGCGAAGCTCACGGCCTGAATCCGGTGGCTGACCTGTTCCACGGGGAACCCGCTGTCGAAGCGGCAGGGGATGTCGAACTCGCCGCCCCAGGTGAGCGTGCCGGCCGGCGTGAACAGCAGCGACACGATGCCGGTCGTGTAGTCGACCGTGTAATGCGTGGTCTCGGTCTTCAGCGTGCCGTTGTCCGCCAGCAGGATGGTGCCCTGCACCGGCTTGTAGATCGGCCGGTCCTGGTAGCGGGCGCCGAACGTGTAGCGCTTGGTGAGCTGGTAGCCGGTCGGGCTGCCGGCCACCAGTGTCAGCGGTTGGTCGACCGACGACGCCGTCTCGCCGACGCGGCAGCTTTTGTAATCGGCCGTGTCCTGGTAGCGGAACCCGATCGCCGACCCGCCCACTGCATGCCAGAACTCGAGGAGCTCCTGCACCTCGTCATCGGCGCGCGGGCCGGGCCCAACGGTGATCGTGATCTTAGTCAGCGGTCGCGACCAGTTGCGGTTGCGACGCTCGAGGCCGCCCGCCGTGCGCACGATGGTCACGCTGTACTCGGGCTCGCTCATGACCCCGTACTTCGGGCAGGCCGGGAAGCGGGGCGTTTCGAGGAAATCGTCCATCAGTTGTTCCGCAGGTTCGCGCGCTGGGCACCACGGGCAGCGGCCGCGGCGATCTGCAGCTCAGTGGATCGGCTGACCCGGCCCTCGGGCGCCTGGATCATGAAGTGGTTGACGATCTGCTGGCCGCCCTGCTGCATCGGCTCGATGGTCATGCCGGAGCGCCCGCCGAACGCGAGCTCGGGGCCGCGCTCGCCGACCATGCCGACCTGGCCGGGGCGCAGGAAACCGCCGTCGGCAAAGCCCGGGATGCGGGCCGCCGTGACGGCGATCTCCGACAGCCCGGACATGTTGCCGCCACCGCCACCGATGCCGCCCAGGATGCCGCCGAGCGCACCGAGCCAGCCGCCACCGCTGCCGGCGCCGCCCGTGCCGAAGATCTTCTCGGCGATCTGCGCGGCGACTGCCTCGGCGGCCATGCGCTGCAGCAGCTGCACGAACGAGTCGCCCAGCCCTTTAATCCCATCCTCGAACGGGTCGAAGATGAAATCCGCCAAGATGCCCTGCACGCTGCGGCTCGCCTCCTCGAAGAAGACGCTGAGCTGCTCCTGCTCTTTCTCCGGGAAGATCCGCTCGGCCGTAATCGTGATCGGCTCGAGGCCCTCCATCTCGAGGCGCGCGAGCGCGGCGGCCGCCTGGTCGGCCAAGTTCGGGTAGGTCGCAGCGAGCTGCTCAAGCGCGTACTTCTGTTCCTGGTACTGCGCGATCTGGCTCTCGACTGGCGTGCGCAGTCCCTCGATCGCCTCGATGCCGGCGCTGTAGATGTCCTCGTAGGCCTTGGCCTGCCGCTCGAGGGCCTCGGCGGCCTCGCGCTCGGCGGCCGACATGCCGGTCAACCGCGAGTTCTTTTTTGTCTCGGCGGCCGGGACGGTGTAGTCGATCGGCGTCGGCCGGCGGTTGCGCCCGCCAGGCGGCAATCGCGTGCCGGTCGAGGTGCGGTTCGCCTGGTCGCCCGCCTGAATCTCGCGAACGACGTCCAGTGGCGAGGTGAAGAAGCCGTTCTTGTCGACGGCGCGGCCGAGCGCCTCCCACGCCTGGGTGAACGAGATCGTCTTGCGCTCGTTCTGCGCCAGCCCATTCGACAGCACGTCGAAGACGAGCGTCAGGCTCGGTGCGACGTTGGCGGTCAGGGTCCGGGCGAACCCGTCCCACGACTGCCCGAGACGCTTGATCGCGTCGTCGGCCTCGGTCAGGGCCTTGACCTGATCCTCGGTGAGCGATGCACCGAGACGCTGTGCTTCCTCGCGGGCCTTGCGAATGCCCTCGGCCCCCTGCTCGAAGAGCGGCAGCAGCTCGGCGCCGGAGCGGCCGAAGAGCTCGATCGCGGCGCGCGCCTTGTCGGCCGGATCGCGGACGCGGCTGATCTGCTCGGCGATCAGCTCGAACTGCTTGTCCGGGGCCAGCGCCCGGAAGCTCTCGAACTCGATGCCGAGCGCCGAGAACGCCTGCAGCGCCTCCTTCGAGCCAGTGCCGGCCTCGCTGATGACCTTCTGCAGCTTGGCGAACGAATTCGTCAGCGAGTCGAGCTCGACGTCGTTCTGCTTGGCGGCGAACGCGAGCTCACTGAAGGCCTGCGCACCGACGCCAGTGCGGACGGCCGCCTTGTTGATCGAGTCGCCGTACTCGATCGCCTTCTGCGCGGCACCTGCGAGGCCGCGGGTGATCGCAACAAACGAAACGCCGACACCGATCGCGCCGAGCGCCCGGTTGAAGCTGCCGAACGACCGGGTGATCTGCTTGAGCTGATTGTCGGTCGTGCGCTGGAAGCGCGACAGCTTCGCGTTGGCCTGGTCGAGCTTCTTTTCGTACTCGGCGGTCTGGGCCGTGAGCTTGACAACCAGGCGTGCCAGATCAGTCACGGCGTCTTGTCCTTAGGTTTGGCGGCTCTACGGAAGAAATTCACGATGTTCGCGGTCTTCGCCTTCTCGGCAGCCGGATCACGCTCGGTGAGCATGAAATCGGCATAGCTGAACGCCCGGGAGCCCGAGCGCCGGTTGGCGTTGGCGATCACGGAGGCGACCAGACCCGAGTGGATGTTGTCGCGGAACGAGCCCCACGGCTCGGCCTGCCAGTAGGCGACCCAGTCGTCGAGCTCGCGGGCGGAGATCCCGTGCTCGAGCTCGCCGACCGAACGACCGAGCCCCAGAGCGAGGCGGTGCAGAAACCTTCGCTCCGGGGTCAGTCGTTTTTTGAGTCGCCCTCGGTGACGCCATTGAGCGCCATGATCTCCGAGACCGCGGCATCGAGGACCGCCGCCGGCCAGGCGGAGATCTCCTCCGTCGTGGCCACGGGTTCCGCGAAGCAGGTCGCGACCATGAAGTACACGGCCTGCTCGGGGCTCTCCCGGCGGATCTCGCTGAAGCGATTCCGCTCGGCGGGCGTCCACTCGCGCAGCGTGACCGTGGTCCCGCGGATCTCGACGCTCTTGCGCGTCAGCGGGAACAGGCTCACGGGTGCGTGATCGCGCCGCTGATCTTGAACGTGAAGACCACGCGGTTCGGATCACTCAGCGAGGGCTGCAGCTCCCAGCCGAGGCAGACGGCCGCGAAGGCATACGTCTCGGTCGGGCTGCCGTTCTCGAAGCGCACCTGGAAGTTGCGCGTCACCTTGTTGTCGACGTCGTCGAGCATCGCCTCGCGCGTCTCGTCGCTCATGTGATAGTTCGTGGTGACCGTGAACTCCTGGCCGTCGGACAGGCCGGAGATGTATTCCTCCGAGCCGTTCGAGCAGGTGTTCGTGGCGCGGACCAGGGCGTTCTGCGCACCCAGGCCGCCCAGGTCGGTGACGTTGCAGATCTTCGAGAAGACCTCGGGCGAGGCACCGTTGCCCCGGTAAACGAACCACTCGCCAACAAACGCTTCAGTAGGCATCGGACTGCACCTCAGATTTCATGCCAGATGGAGTAGGTCTGCGAGACCCGGTAAAGGCCCGGCTCGATATCCAGCAGGTCGAGCTCGGACTCGAGGTTCACCCTCGAAACGTGCACCGACCCCATCGGGCCGGCGTGATTGACCAGGGCGGCGCGCACGGCGGCCGCGAGCTGTACGGCGAGGTCGTAGCTGCGCGCGTAGGCGTCGATCCGCATCGACGTGCCGGCGAGCGCCTCGGCGCCGCAGGTGTTGATCGGCAGATCCGTGCCGGTGCGCTGATACACGACACACGGCAGCTTCGTCGCCTCGTTGTAGACGTGCTGCGGGATCACCAGCGGGTACACCCGCGTCCCGGCGAGCAGCGCGACCCCGGCGTCGGCCGTCAGGTGGCTGAACAGGGCCTCGCCGATCATGCGCGGGCTGCCGCGGCGGCCCGGCGGCGGGCGATCCGCTCAATCCGGGTGCGCATCTGGTTGGCGATCTCCTGCACAGCGCGATCCTTGTTCGCCTCGAAGGCCGGCGTGAGCCAGGGACGGGCCGGGAACTTGGACGTGCCCAGCTCTATGAACTGCAGCGCGTAGTAGGCCTCGGGCGCGACACCCACCATCGCGGTCGCGGCGGTCTTGTCGCGGCCGGTCCAGGTCTTGAGCCGTAGCGACTGCTGTGCGAACCCGGGCTCGACGGTGCGGCCCTTGTAGGTCTTGTGCGGTACGGTGCCGATCGGAACCGTGGCGAGCGCCTGGGCGTAGGTCGGCATCATGGCTTCAGTGACGGCGGCCTTCAGCACGCGGCCGCTGGTGGCCTTGCCGAGCTCGGCGAGCTGGCGGCTGAGCTCCTTCGTGCCTTCAAGCGTTGCCGTCATATGCGAACCCTTCGGCGCCGCGCTGCCTGCACATCAGGTGCACCTCGCGGTCGCGCTCCTGCCAGTTGATGACGGCCAGCACGTCGTAGTAGTGCACCAGGCCAGGGGAGCCCGGCTCGGAGACGAACACGACGCGCAGCTTCTCGTTCAGGCCCGGCCGGTAGCGGAGCCGGATCCGGGTATTGACCTCGGAGGACACCTGCGCCGCGGCGAAGTACTCGCGACCGGCAATCGGTTCGACGCTGGCCCAGACTTCGGCCACGTCCGACCACGACCAGGTGACCTCGCCGCTCGCCTGCTGCGTCTCGACGCGCTGCTGCAGCAGGACGCGATGCCTAAGCCTGCCGGCGCGCATTGGCGGCCTCCCGGCGCAGCTTTTCCTCGGCCATCCGCCGCTCGAGGTCCTCGAGGCGACGGCGGACCGGCGCGGGCATCACCTTGCGGGCGGCCGCGCAGGGCTTGCAGGGCTCGCGCTTCATACGCCCAGGCAGACCCGGTACGGGAACAGCAGCCGCTCGACGGCCGGGTTCGGCTTGATCTCGAAGTCGACCTGCGCCTCGCGGTTCTCGTAGAGGTCGGCGACGATCATCAGCACCGCGATGCGGATCGGGGCCGGGCGATCGTTCGGGCTGCCGAGCAGCTCCTCTTCGGTCAGGTTCAGGAAATTGAGGACGTGCGCCTCGGTGGCCTCGATGTACGCCTCGAGCAGCAGGTCGTCGGTATCGATCTCGACCCGGCAGTGCTCTTTCGCTTCGTTCAGGTCGGTGAAGATCACGCGGCGCGCTCCTTCATGAGGTGCTGCTCAGCCCACCAGAGGTCCGAGTGCTCGGCCCGCTCGTAGCCGGGCATGAACGGCATGCCGAGCGTGTAGTGCGCGAGCTGCACGCCCGACGGCCTCGGCTGCACGCCGACCAGCCAGTTCCAGGTGTTCGGCAGCGCGCCGATCTCAGCATCCGTGAGCCAGCAGAACTGGTGCAGGTCGCGACCCGGCACGTCGTTGACCAGGCGCAGGGTCAGGCTGCGGTTCGACTGGTGGTCGCAGTTGAACAGCATCACGCTGGACCAGTTCTTCCGCCGGTAGCGGGTCTGTTCGCAGCCGTCCATCTTCGTGCCCTCGTCGCCGGCGTGCTCATGCTTGACGCACATCACGGCGTACTTCGGGTCAGCCAGGGCGAAGAGGCGCGCGACGTCGCCCAGGAACAGCATGTCGCAGTCGATGAACAGAGCCCAGCCGGTCTGCGCGAGGATCGGCACCAGGAAGCGCGTGTTCGAGAACTGCGTCGAGCACGGCGCATCCGAGAGCACGTCCCAGAGCGAATTGCGGTGGATCCTGTACGGGCGCTGCGACAGTCCGCAGGCCTGCAGCTTCTCGAGCACCAGGGGCGTGACCGTTGTCGGCCGGGTTGCATGCCGACGCAGCGAGAACTCCGCCACCCGGTAGGCCGGTTCCTCGCGGGTATCGAAGCCGATGTAGACGCGGATCATGAGTACGCCACGCACTGCTCGCAGACGGTGCCGGTGACGTCGCGGCGCAGGTGCGCGGCGCGGATCTGCTGGAACTCCGGCGAGTTCCACGCCTCCATGAACGGCTGGCGCGTCAGGTCGCCGACCTGGAACCGGCCGTCACTGTCGAAGCAGCACAGGCTCAACCCGCCGTCGGCTCGAACATGCCCTTCGGTGAACGCGGACCAGCACGGCAGCGGCTCGCGCATCGCCTCGAGGCGCCCCTGGTTGCCGGCGGTCGGGCGGTAACCGAGCTCGGCCTCGCGCTGCACCGCGATCGCACCCATCGAGTACAGCGGCAGCCAGTAATGCTGGTCGACGAACGGCAGGACGTGCTCGGCGAGCAGCGCCTCCATCTTCGCTTGCTGCTCGCCGTCGTAACGGATCGAGGAGGCATAGAGCCGTGTGCCATACCCGCCGGCGTTGCGGATGTCCCATGCGGCCTTGACGTTGACGAGCGCCTTGCGCCAGTACTTCGGCGAAACGGCCATCACCTCGCGGAACTGTTTCTCGTCGGCCGCGTTCATCGACCACTTGAGTGAGTCGAGCCCATGCTGCATGAGCGGCTCGACGTGCTCGGGTGTCGAGAGGCTCGCGTTCGAGGTCAGGAACACATACGGGAACCGCAGCTCACCCTTGACCCATTTGAGCGCATCGAGCAGCAGCTCGGGCGCCATGAAGGACTCGCCCAGGTAGAAGAGTCCGATCTCCTCGACGCCCGCCTCGCGCATCTCGGTCGTGATGCGCCGGAAAAGGTCGCGATCCATGTCGCCGTGCGGCTGCACCTCGCGGGTGCGCAGGGCGCAGAAACCGCATCTGTAATTGCAGCGGCCCGTCAGTTCGATCTTCACGGAGCGCGGCGCCGGCGGTGCGGCGAACCGGTGCGTCTCCGGAATCTTCGTGATGGCGTCGATCCGTTCGGTAATGCTCATGGCCACACCAGGAAGTAATCGCCGCCGACGCAATCGACCGACTGCATGCCGAGCGCCTGCAGCCACGCCAGGGCGCCGTCCTTCTTCAGGCCGAGCCGTCCGTCCTCGCCTTTCTGCTCGACCACCACGACCGGGCGGCAGCGCTTCAGCGTCTCGATCGCGCCCTTCACCACGGCGAGCTCGTGGCCCTCGACGTCGATCTTGATCAGGTCGACATCGACGAACCCGAACGAGTCGAGCGTGCGCATCGGGACGTCGCCGGCGCCGCTCACCTGCGTATGGCCGCTGTGCCCGTCGTAGACCTTGAGCCCGACGCTGGCCTCGGACTTGCCGAGCGCCACCTGGCGCAGGTGCGCATTCTTGGCCGTGACGTTCCAGAGCCAGAGGTCGGCAACGGCCGGGTTCGGCTCAAATGCCATGACGAACTGGAACGCCTTGACGAGCTCCTTCGACCACAGCCCGACGTGTGCGCCGACGTCTACGCAGCGCCGGCGGCGATCAGTCGGCACGAGCGCCAGGGCCCGCTCGAGCTTGTGGTACTGGTAGGTCAGCTGGCCGTCGACCTCGCGCCGCTGGTGCACCTCCATCATGTCGATCAGGTGCTTCTCGTTGGCCGGCAGCCAGACGCCGCCTATGAGCTGGGCATCCGGAGGGCCAATCCCACTGCCGTCCGAACAGTGTCCGGCGTGATCAGTGACCACGCGCGCCGGCAGGCCGGGTGTCGAATTCTCCATCCAAGTGCCTCGGGGTCGTCGACCGCCAGGTTGATGTGTATGTCGTAGCCGGTGTTCGCCGGCCGCAGGTAACCGCCGAACAGCACGACGACCCGCCGGCCGAGGGCCGCGGCGACGTGGTGCAGCGCCCCTTCGGGCAGCACCGCCGTGGCGCAGCCGGCCATCAGGTTGCAGGCGTCGGCGAAGTCGCGCGTCTCGAGCTGGACGACCCCGCCCAGCCATTTCGTGCCCTCGTTGCCGAGCTGCGCCCAGGGCACGTCCGGGTAGTCGTGGACGAGCTCCTGCCAGCGGCCCCACTGCTTGTTCGGGCTGGCGGTCGCCTTGATGTGCGGCTCGAGGAGCACGAGGCCCTCGGCTCGCGGGTCGGGGCGCACGTCGAACAGCTCGCCCGGGTTCGCTCGCCAGGCGGTGAACGCCCAGCGGTCCTTCGTGGTCCGCTTGTAGTCGATGTACGGCCGGCAGGCCGGGCCGTTTGTCAGCCCCGGAAACTCGCCCGGCTCACCCGGCCGCGCGATGTAGCTCGCCCGCTCCCAGAGATGGTGCCAGCGGCGCCGGCCCGTCTTGTCCAGGATCGCTACCTTGCGTCCCGCGGCCCTCGCCTGGCCGACCGCCAACAATTCGTCCCCGATCCCCACTCAGACGCTCCCAGGCCTCGCCAGAGCGCATCTCGGCCAAGGTCCACTGATGGCCCGCGATGCGGGCGAACAAGTCCCTGCGCTCGTCCTGCGTCGGGCGGTAAGGGGTCTCTAACCGTTCCCACGGCGTCGCGAGGCGCGCGGCGCAAAAGGTTTTCTCGGTCACGATGACCGGCACCCCGGCGGCCAGCGCGTCGATCGCCACGGCCGACGAGTGCGTGATCACGATCCAGGCATTGGCCAGGGCCACCTCGAGCGGCGGCTGGCGTCGCATCCGGCCCATCGGCTTCTGGCGCATGACGATCGGCCGCTTCGTGACGGCCCGCAGGTTGCCCTGCAGCTTGCCGATGTAGTGGCGCAGGCTCATGCCCGTCCAGCGGGCGTAGAACTCCGGCGACTGCAGCGCGACCAGGACGTGCCGGCCGCTGCTCCTGGCGGGCGCGATCTGCACGCCGAGCCGATCGAGGCGCGCGAAGTCGGGCTCGCCGAATCCATCGCACCAGAGCCGCCGGTGGCTGATCCGGTGATACTCCATGCGCCGCCAGTAACCGTGGTCGACCTCGTACCAGTCAGTCACCACGGGCGATTGCATGACGGCCTTCTGGTTGTCGGCCATCCCAGAGACGATCGCGATGCCCGGACGCGGGGTCCAGTCGTAGACCACCCGCCCGCCGGTCCCCTCAGCCAGTGCGCTGCAGAGGTCCTTGCTGTACTGCTTCCTTTGGTCCGCGTAGCAGGTGACGGAAGGCGTATCCAGAACCGATCTCCTCGACGGACCACATCGCCCACGCGAGCCGCGTCAGAAACTCCGTGCGGTCACCGCGGAACGGCGCCTCCAGCGTCTTGCCGAACGGCCGCGCCGCGGGCGCCCCGATCCACTGCGGCAGTCCGTTGTAGACCGGCACGCCGTAGAGCAGCGCCTTGATGGCCGCCCCGCTCGCCCAGGTCACCGCGAAGGCGGCGCCGTCGAGCTGCTTGTACAGCGACGGGTTCTCCTGGTGTCGGCCCGGGTGTCCCCGGATCACGACCCGATGCCCCATGCGCTCGATCAGCTGTGCGGCCTTCTGGTGCCAGCCCGGCGGCTGGGCCACCGGCGGCGAGCCGATGCCGCGCTGCGCGAACACCAGCGCGTGACCATCCTGCTGGCGCCAGGGCTTGAGCTCGGCGGCGAACATGCCCGCGCGCTCGGTCCCGCCAACGTGCCAGCGGCCCGCGCCGGCGTTCCAGCCGATCGCGAGCGAATACCAGACCCGGCCCGCCCAGTCGCGGCCGAGGAAGCCGTTCTCGGCGACCACCACCGTGGCACCGTGGCGCTCGTAGTGCGCGGCGAGCCGCGCCCCGTCGCCGTAGCGGTTCCAGATCAGCAGCAGGTCGGTCGGCGCAGGCTTGGCGAGCTCCGGTCCGACCGTGTATCCGCAGGTCCGCAGCCCGTCGCAGAACGCATCGCGCCGGTAGTGCGGCGCCTCGCGGACGGCGACGTGCGCCCTCACGTCAGTTGCGGTTGTTGTCCAGCAGCGTCTCGATGCGATCGAGGCGCTTGACGATGTCCTGCTTGAGCTCGCCCTGGTAACGCTCCATCTGGGCTGAGCGCATCTCGAGCGCACTCAGGCGGGTGGCCGCCTCGAGGTGCTCGATCTGCTGGACACGGCGATCCATCTGGTCGAAGCGCTCCAGCATCTGCCCGGTCGAGAAGACCAGCGTCAGGACCAGGGCACCATCGACGATCAGCGAACCGAGCGGAACACGGAACCGTCCAATACCTTCAGGGCTCGACATCAGCAACCTCCAAGCGCGTTAATCAGTGAGGCCTGCGGGAAACACCGCAGGCGCGAAATCGGGCTCGTATTGACCACCTCGAGGCCGAGCCGTTTGCAGTCCTCAGCGATCGCGCCGAAGTTGCGGACGAACAGGTTCCACGGGCTCTCGTTGCGCAGCCCCTTCGGGTGATCGCCGAAGAAGTGCGAGCGGCGGCCAGCAGGCCCCATGTCGTAGCCCACCAGTACGAACCGGCGGGCGCCCCAGTGCAGCGCGAGGTTCATGGCCTGCGCGCCGCTGTTGGAGTTGAAATTGATCAGCGCCGGGTCCGTCGAGAGCCCGGTCGTGTGCTTGCCGGCTATTCGCCGGAGTCCGAACTCTTTCGCGGCTGCCGCGTCCTGCGTCCAGCGTTCCCCGTGGAACGATCGCTCGACTTCGACTCGGTGGATGAGCCACCAGTCGCGGTCGCAGGCGTAGAGGGCTGCGGCCCACGGCGCGAGGCGCCAGGCGTCGTTGACGACGACGACGGGCCAGTCGCGGGCGAGTCCGAGGTCGGCATCTGCGGCACTCGGGCCGCTGGCGACGAGGACGACCGTGCGCCGCTCGTCGCGGAATCTAAAGGGCCGGCGACTGGCGCCTCCCGGATGATCTTGGTCTCGTAGTACTCGGCCGCACCGCAGCTGACGAGCTGCTGGGCGTGGTCCTCGGAGACGTTCAGCACGTTGCCGCGGCGCAGGTTGCCGTAGGTGCTGAGCATGTCGGTCTTGACTCGAATCTGTGGCATCAGAGAAGGCGGCCAGGTTGCCCTGGCCGCCCCTGTTGGCTTCAGGTCAGGTCGATCAGACGACCGGCGAACCGGCGCGCAGACCACCCGCCACGACCGCCGCCGGCCGGTACACCGCGAGGGCGGCCCGGAGCTCGGCACGAACCGTGATCAGGTTCTTCTGCACGTTGGTGTCGTCCTGCTCGAACATCTCCACGACGGCCCCGCTGCGCATGAACAGCTGGCAGGCATCCGCCGCGTAGACGATGTACCCGTCCTCGGGCACCGAGTTGGACACGATCACCGGCAGGCCCCACAACGTCGGCGTCATGCCGTTGTTGATGTAGCTCAGCGCGGCGCCGTCACCGGCGATATACGACCCGGTCACCGCCGCGGCCGTCTTGCGACGCTCGAGGCGGCCGAAGTCGGCCGGGTTCATCAGCACCACCGACGGCTGGTAGTCGGATGCGATCACCCGGTACTTCGCGTCGTTGATGGTGTCCGACTCGATGTAGCTCGCATCGGTCGGCGTGAACGCGGTGTAGTTGCCGGTGCCCAAGAGGCCCAGCAGCTTGCCCGTGCCCTCACCCGCCACCACCTGCTGCTCGAGCTTGAGCTCGACGCCGTGGCGCAGCCGACGATCGATGTACGACTGCAGCGCCGGCGCGTCGTCCAGCACCTGCTTCGACACCTTGATCCAGTGGGCGATCGTGCGCACCGGCTCCTGCACGAGCGAGAACGTCAGAGTGCTCTCGGGCTTGGTGGCGCCCTCGATCGTCTCTGCCGCGGCGTTCGTGAACGCGAGCTCCTTGGTGTACTCGACCATGTTCGAGCTGGTGGCACCCTTCGGGATGGCGTCCAGCACGCGCAGGCCGCGGAACGCGCCGCCCACGATGCCCGGCAGCCGGTCCGCGCCGACGATGGTGTCGACCGGGTCCTGCGGGGAGCCGCCCTCGCCGAGGATCGTGTTCTTCACCTCGAGGCGCAGCTTGGACGTGCGACCGTCCTTGTACTGCTGGAACATCTCCGAGGTCACCAGCGTCTCGCCGAGGCTCTTCGCGGCCGGCTTGCCCTCGGCCTTGTCGATGAGCTTCTGCTCGAGCTTGTTGACCGTGTCGATCAGCGCGCTGTGCTTCTCGGCCAGCACCCGCACCTCGGCCTTCGCCTCGCTGGCGACCGTGCCGGAGTCCTTCAGCTGGCCCTCGTACTTGGCGATGGCCGCCTCGATCTTCGTCTCGTGCTCCTTCAGAGCACCCTTGATCTGTTCGATATCCATTGCAGTGATTCCTGTGTGAAAGTGAGTTATGCGACCTTGACGCGCCGGATCAGGTCCGCAATCACTGCGGCCTCGTTCGGGCCAGAATCACTCTGGACCAGGGCCTTGATCCTCGACACCAGCGCCGTCGAGTCAGCCCGTGAAAATCCTGCCGCTTCGCGCAGCAGCTCCTCGATCTCCTTCAAGCTCTGGACCGCCTCGAGCGCCGATTTGACGTCGGCGATCTTCGCGGACAGGTCGGCGGGCTCTTCGACCACGCTGACCTCGACCAGGTGCACCTCCTTAAGGAGGCGCTTGCCGTCCGGCTGATTCTCGATCTTGACCGGAAAATAGCCGATCGAGAGGCCGTCGACCGAGCCGTGCTTCATGCTCGCGTAGACGTCCTCGGCCGTGCGGTGGCCCGGGGTGAGCTCGCCCGACACGCGCAGGCCCTTGTCGTCCTCCTGGATCTCGTTCCACTTGCCGATGATCGGGCCGAAGTGGTTCCAGCGCATGCGCACCGGGCGCTCGCGCTTGCGCAGCGTCTTCTTGTAGGCGCCGGGCGCGATGGTGTCGCCGTAGGTGTCGACCCCGTTGAAAACGGAGGCGTAGCCCTCGAACAGCATCGCATCGCCAGCGAACTTGATCTCCGCGGCCTGCAGTGAAATTGCCTTGCGTTCCATTCGGGGTTCCTCAGGTAGTCGTCGCGATCGTCATCAGCATCTCGAGCACGTCCTCGTCGTCATCGCTCCAGTCCACGGCCGCCGCCAGGACGGCCCCGTCGGGCGTCTCGGCGAGCGCCATGACCATCGAGGCCTCGACCTCGAGGGCGACGCCCGCGCCGTCGGGGCGCTCGGTGACCAGCAGTCCGGCGACCGCATCGAGCGGGCCCGCGCCGATCAGGATTCGCGCCGTGTCGCGGGCCTCGATCACCTCGAGGCGCAGCAGCACCTCGGGCAGCTCGGGCTGGTAGGCGACGACGAACGGCGCACCAGGCCGCGGCCGGTAGGCTTCCTCGGTCGGCGGCTCGACCGGCGTACCGATCGGCCACAGGCCCAGATAGGCGATCGAGACGGCGCCGAACCCGACGCCGAGCGTCGCGATCGCGCGTGGGTTCAGGCTCACTGCCGTTCGACGGTGACCGTGCCGACGCCTTCGGTCACGCTCAGCGTCCAGTCATCGGTGGAGATCTCGGTCGCCGACTGCAGCAGCGGCTTCGTGGGATCGAGGCCGAGTCGCTGGAAGATCTCGAGCAGCTGTGTCGCCTGCTCGGTCGTGAGCCCGCCGGCGGAGCCGCCGTTCAGCAGCGCGCCCATCGTGCCGGCGGAATTGTTGGCGGCAGCGATCGCGCCCCATACCGCGGAGCCGACGTTCCCGGTCGTGAGACCCGTACCCGTCACCACCAGATCCGCATCCAGCTCGCCGACGCCGGTCAGTACGGAAGCATCCAGCCCGCCTTCGCCCAGGATCGCGGCGAGCATCGCGCCGAATCCCTCGAGGTCGGCATCAGTCACGCCACCCGAGCCGGTAAGGTTCGCGACCGCCGCCAGGAACGCCTGCAAGCTGGCAGCGGTGATCGCGCCCGAGCCGGTCAGTGCAGCGACCAGCTGCACGATCAGGCCGCCGACGGCCGTCAGTTCGCCACTGCCGGTCAGTGCCGCTTCTGCGAGCTTGACCGCCCAGCGGTCTGCGTTCGATACCGTACCGCTGCCGGTGACGGTGTTGCGCGCCGCGAGTGCGCCGGCCTGCTGCGGCATGATCCACGCGCTCGGGTGCCGGTTGCCTGACGGAACGCTGACGAGCTCACTGGTAATGCCCTCGCCTGCGGTCAGGTTCCGGTTCGCGGCGGTGCGGTGGTGGTTCTGCACCGTGACCGACGGATAGGCGTTATTGGACGCCGTCGCCCCGAAGATCTGAAACGCGCCCAGGGTGTCGCGAAAGTTATTCGCGAGCAGGCCCATCAGCTGCCGCCGTACCCGTAATCGAAGTCGACGTTGACCGTGCCGGCCGAGCTCGTCGCACCCGTCTGGAACAGCAGGAACTGGATGTTCGCGCCGTCCGGGATCTTGCGCATCGAGGGCAGCGCGTTGACGAAGTCGACCTTGTTGTAGAGGCCGGTCGCGGGGATCGGCACCGTCCACAGCGGCTTGCACAGGCCAATGATGACCGCGCCCGACGCATGCGCGGTGCCCGCCCAGACCAGCGAGACGATGTCGCTGACACCCGTATCGCCCGCCGCGAGCGGCAGGAACGGGTTGTACTTGTTCGCGGCGGCGCCCGTGTTGAGCAGCGCGCCCACGGGCAGCGAGGCGGTCGAGGTAAACGTGGTGGTCGCTCCGGCGTTACCACCCGTGTCGAGGTAGTTCACGATGCAGGTCGGCGCGTTGGCGCCGAGCGCCGTATCCGCCGCGACGAACAGGCGCAGGCCCTGCCCGTTGGGGTAGCGGTCGCCCTTGCCGCCGCCCGCACCGAGGGCCGTCATCGTCACGGCCTTCGTTCCGGTGCTCGAGACGTTGGCGCCCGACAGCGGCACGAAGCCGACCAGGTCGATCGCCATGACGTACCAGGGGGCGCCCGCCGCCGCGACGGCTGCTGCACCCGCCGAAAGGAAATGCTTGGTCGCGGGCGATACGTCGCCGCCGGTGTAGATCGTGCCCTCGGACCAGGTGTCGTCCGTGGGGACGTAGACCAGGTCGGAGCCGGTGAACGTCGCGGCCGGCGGATAGCCCGCATGGCCGGCGAGCAGCGTCCACGTACCGGCGACCTGCGCGGCGGCGAGTGTCTTGGTCGTGACGACCGTGTCGCCCTTGCCGTTGACGGTCAGCTGGGTGATCAGGTCGTCCTGGCTGGTGAATCCCATGAGTGCCTCAATTCCAGAAAGTTTCGACGATCCCCGCGAGGATCGAAGTGGCCAGCGACCCGGCGTAGCCGGCGGCGAGCAATCCGAGGACTGTTCCGTCCTTGATCTGCGGCGCCCCAGCGGCGTGGATGACCGATTGGAACTCCGCGCACGATCCGTAGCTCTCGAGATTGCCCGAAGTCGTACGGCGGCATTCCTGCGCGACGAAGTGCTTGAGCAGCGGCTTGACGATGACCAGAGCCATCAGCCCGCCGCCGGCCGCCGTGAACGTCACGGACTCGATCGAGCGGACGCCCGAGTCCCCGGCCTGCAGATAAACGAATGGGCTGTAGGACGCGCCCGCGCCGCTGGCGCTGACGATCTGTCCGCCGCCGGCGACCACGAACGTGAACGTGTTCTGCGACACCCGGCCAGGCACGCCGTCCTGGTTGGTGTACGTCATCGTGAACTGCCCGACCGCCGACGCCGCGGACTGCGCGACCGCGATCACCTGGCCGGCACCGTAGCGCGGCAGCGCGATCGTGTTGTCGAGGTCCTGCTGCTCGCCGACCGCGTCCGTGTCGATGAACGGGTAATAAAGCAGGTAGTCGCAGAGCGCCAGCTGCTGACGCCCGTTCGCGGTGGACGTGGCCGAGTTCGCGGCCGTCATCACTCGCAGGTTGTTCAGGTGCTGCGTGGCCGGCGCGACAGAGGGCAGGTACAGCCCGCGCGTCGGGTCCACCACTGCGGCCTCGAGCGGCGTCGAGGCGTAGAAGTTCGCCGGCGGCGAGCCCGCGAAATAGGTGTAATCGATCCAGCCGTTTGTGGTCGTTGCGGCGCTGGCCACGGCCTTGCGGAACTGCGTGGTCCATACCTGGCCGGCTTCATCGGCCGCCGCGTACTCGCTGATCGAGCTGAATCCCATTACACACACCGCCCCGTGAGCGCGGCGGCAATCTTCCAGTAGCCGACCTTCGTGCGGTCCTTCCAGTTCAGGCCGCCCTCGCCCGCGACGATGGCCTTGCGCGGGGCGATGATGCCTGCGTCCTTGCACTCGACGCAGGGGCGATCGATCACCGGCTCACCGCCGGCCACCGGCGTCACCTTCACGGCCCGCAGGCACTCCGAGCAGTAGTACAGGGGCGGACCCAGCTTGTCCCACAGGGCCCGCTCGAGGTCGCTGCGCTGATCCATCAGGATTCGGTGACCGTGAGCGCGCCAGCCGCGAACTGCGGCGTGATGCCAGACGACACAGCCAGCGGGGAATTCAGTTCGCCGTAGTGCCAGACCGCCGTGGCACCGGACACCGCGACGCCGGTTGAGACGTCCGTCAGGGTCGCGCCCGAGGCGCCGCACTGCGGGAACGAGATCGTCGCGGCATTCGCCGTGGCGCCACCCGAGGCGGCATCCCAGCCCGTTGAGCGGGCGACCGACTGGCGCGCGTAGTTGGTGTACGCCGTTTCGTTCTCGGCCTGGGAATTCGTCGCCGCCGTGAGGCCGGCCGTGTGCAGCCCGACGAACACGTTGGCGAGCGGTGAAGCGGCGGCATTGTCTGCCACGTTCGCCCACGCCGTCGCCCGGTACATCAGGTTGACGATGGAGTTGCAGGTCGCGGTGCTCTT